TTACAGTGGCAGCAAAGAACTTAAAAAGAAAATCCACTGATGAATTATAACCTATTTATATAGATGTGTAAAATTTTTAAATAAATGCAAAAAATAACTATTCATTTTTAAAAAATATTAATATAAATCAATAAGTTAAAAATCTATAAACGTAGTTATAGTTCAAAAGTTGTATAACTTTCATATAGTTAGATTAAAATATTAATTTACATATTGGTATTTTTATGAAATAATATAACCTTATTAAACTTAAAGAGAAATTATATGTGTGAAACATTAGAAAAACTTAGAAACTTAAAACCAATTTATTATAATAAAAGAAAGGATCCTAGATTTATAAAGGATGATTACTTAAAGGCGTTTCAATTGCCTAAAGATCCTATAACTTTAACTTTAACTCCTGAATATATCAAGTCAAAGGCAGATTTTGATATGAATAATCAACAACATAGGATGATAGGTAACGCCGCTGAAAAGAAATTTTTAGAAATGTTAGGAGAAGATTATATCGAAGGAATAAAATATAAAACTGATTATTTTAAATTATTTAATGATTCTAAGATTCCTATGGAATTAAAAACTACAATGAATACAAATTTTACTTCATCAGAAAATGAATGGTCAGTTCATCATCCAATGATAAATCCATATTATATTTTTGCTGTAATGAATCATATATCTGGAGCTGATTATAATTTTCATATATGTAATATTGTGTTATTCAGTGATTTTGCTAAAAAATTATATCCATCACAATATAATAATAGCAAATTTATATCAATAACAGATATTGAAGCATTTGAATAATTTATCAATGTAAATTATTTTTCTTTTTCTTTTAGGCGTTTATTATATAGTTTCCATACATCGGCATTAGCTTTCATTACTTTTTCACCTTCTGGAAATGCTCCAAGCATAATATCTCTGGCATAATAATAAGAATAATATGCATCTTTTGCTATAGCTGCTTCACCTTTTTCAAATCGACCACGTAAAACAAATTTTGCATAATCGTAAGAATATTCATGGCTAGTAGCTATAGCATCCTCACCTTCTGGAAATTCAATGTCATAATTATCAGCATATTTATAAGCATATTTTGCTTCTTTAGCAAACGTAGATGCATGCCGTTGTAATTCACCTATGAATGAATATTTATTCCAGGCAACAGCTGGTATTTTATCAATTTTATCTGAATCTTGAAATATTAATTCTTGTGGTTTTGAATGATAGTGATATAAGTCCATTATTTAATTTCTTTTCCATAATCTGCCATAGTTTTCTTATAAGCATCCCATATTTTAGGATTATTCTTCATGGTTTCTTCACCTTCTGGAAAAGGACCTTTCAATACTTGTCTAGCATAGTAATAAGAAAATTCTGCATCTTTAGCTATAGCAGGTTCACCTTTTGTAAATCTTGTTAGTGGAGCATGCATCCAATTTAATATTTCATTAGCATAATAGTAAGAATACTTAGCACTAGTTGCTATAGCATCCTCACCTTCTTTAAATCTTGCATCAAATGCCTTAGCATATTCATATGAATATTCAGCATCTTTAGCAAATAATTCTTTATGTTCAGGTATTTTACCAATTTTAGCATACTTAGCCCAAGCCAAAACTGGAATTTTATCATCTACACCTGAATCATAATATTTTAAATCTTTAGGAGTACTATGATAGCTATATAAGTTCATATATTATCTCCATATTTCTTTATATAAGCTTTCCAAATATCTGGGTCCGTTTTCATAATTTTTTCACCTAATTGAAATCGTCCTTTTAAAGTTTCAGTAGCATATAAAAATGAAAAATTAGCGTTTTTGGATATTATATCTTCTCCTTTGGGAAAAGGCCCGTGTAATACATTTAATGCATATGAATTTGAAAATAGTGCGCTTTTAGCTATTATATCTTCTCCTTTCTCAAACGGTGCATTAAGATATACAGATGCATATGATACTGATGCGTTTGCATCTTGTGCTATAATATTTTCATATTTAACTAACTCATCATCATCATCATATTGGTGAATTTCCCAAAAAATGCTAGGTATATTTTCTCTGTTATTATATCCATATAGCGCATTTGAGTTTACATGGTAATCATATAAGTTCATTATCTAGGTTCCTGTTTGATATTTTCAGAAGTATAGTTAGAAACAATTTCGATATTATTTATACCAATATGTGGTTGAAATATCTCATCTTCTCTAGCAGGAACAATAAATAAATCTCCAAATAAATTATTATTATGAAGTGGAACTAACACGACAGATTTAATATCTTCTACCATATTGATATGGATCTTAGACGCTAGCTCTGTCATATAGAAGGTTTCACCGAATTCCCACAGGTTGATATCAAAGAACTCTTTAATAATACCAATCACCTTAGTTTTTATTTGATTGTTAGTTAACCTAGAAGTGTCTTTACGGATAACTTTAAACTTAGCTTGTAACTGCTCTATAGATTTATCACCAAATAATATTTTAATTTTACCAGAATGTAGTATAATGGTATCTGAAATCATTTTAGATTCAATCAATTCATTATAATCAGTACGAAGTTGTAAAGATGTTGGTTCATCTGGAATTATTGTTGTTTTGTCAGTTAGCCATTCTAAAATAGATGTATAATATGATCTAGAGATGATATAAGTATCAATAATATTTGTAGCTGATGGATCAATCAAATTAAACCTTGGAGTTCTATGCATCCATAAGAAATTCATAGGGAAACGACCATTTTCACGTTTCCATTGGTGTTGGGCTAATGGTAAATCGGCAATATATGCTCCAATAACTTGAGTAGTAGGTTTCTTAGGTATCCAAGTAAATTCTCCAGTATCTAAATCAATTTCTTCTCTTTGGAAATATACATATTCTTCAATATTAATAATTGCATCTGCTATATTAGTTTCTGTAACTGCTGTAATAATATCAGTAGACAATGGTGAAGCAATGAATACTCCATTTACTTTATATGTAAAATTGCCTGTTGTTGTAATATCTTCTATCAATGTAGGAAAAGGAAATTCATAAACTGTATTTTGTAATACTGTAATCGATACATTGATAATATTTGGTAAATCCATATTATCAGGAACAGCATCACCATTCTCATCTATAGGAAGAATACTTAATTGGTGAACATCAATTAAACCTGTAGCAGGAATATTTGGTTCTACTAATTCTTGACCAATCACATTATAATGATGATTTTTTTCTAATAAATCATTTCTGTTAGCATTCTTATTAGCATCTAAGATGATAATCTCATCTTGATTTGATAATAATGTGTCGAATGATAATACTCTATTGGCATCATTGATATTCCAAAATCTTGTTTCAGGACTTTGGCATATAATTCTTTGTGTAGCGTGAGTTATTTCCCAATCAAAACCATTTACTACTATTCTGATTAAGCCTACCGCTTCAAGACTAACTCCGTCCCAAGGACTGATAACATTGAATAATACTTGATTTGGATCATATGCAATATCAGAAAATGGTAAATCAGCCGTGAAAACATTATCAAATGTTGTTTGGCTTGATTCATCAATTAAATGTACCCATTCATCTAAACCTGAATTAGTAGGATCCATTAAATAAAATAATTGCATAGTTTGAGGTGGGCTTAACGCAGCCTGTTCCATTGCATCTATAATAGAATCTGCTTCAGCTTGTGTGAAGTTAGTTCTAATATTATCAGGAGTAATTCCTTTTGAAGTTAATAACGTGAAGAAATCATTTGAAGCTAATAAAGGTTCAACTTGATTATAAAATACTGCTGAAGCAGATTCTTCATTAAGTACATCATTTTTAGATGTACCATTTTTGTAATAAATTCCTAAATCATCGCCAAATAGTTTAACGCTTTCATAAGATTCTTTTGGTTCATGCCATGTAATATATTTAGAATCACCAATGAAAGTTCTGTTTAAAGAACGAAGTTTTAAAATTGATGTATCTTGCAACATGAACGTATTATAATCTTTACCATTTACCATACGATCTTGAGTATAGTATACAGCAGGAGCAGTTTTTCTGATGTGTTCTATATCTTCACTAGCTGAGTTATTCTGTATTGAATTGATTAATGAATACGTGAATGTAAATGTTTCAGTATTTCCATCTCTACCAATATAGTTTAAAGAAGCATTGTTGCTTGTTATAGAGCTACGTGGTATTGTAATATTTTTATCAATAGAACTTCTAAACCATATATCAAATGAACCACTTGGAATATCAGCAAATTCTCCATCACCGAAAATAATTTTTATTTTATCATCTTCTAACGTTTCAATCTCAAATTTGTTTCTATTTGGATTAGTATTAAAGATAATATTTTGAGCATGAGAAATATCTACTTCATGCCATTCTCCAGATTTACCTTTAGATAAAGAGTTGTCATTTAAAATTTCACCTGAAACTGGATTTACATTATTGATCCATATATCAGAGTCATTAACATTTATAGTATCAATTATTAAAGTTTGGTTAGGAGTAACACCATCGAATATGTGACGTTGTCGTTGAATTTCACCCTGTTTAGTAAATGCAAAGAATCCAGTGGTATCTGAACTATCACCAAGACCATCTGATCCATATAGTATTGAGAATGCAGCATTAGCTTCAGGTCTACGTTCAAGTGGGCCGAATTCATTAAGTTCAGATGATACCAATTCCATTGGCATTTGTTCACCTGATACTGTAGTATTGAATGGAAATACCCCATCATTTAATGGAATATTTTCTAGATCATATAATTCGAATAATACGTCATTTACTTGGATACGTTCATCAGGAAATACTGAGCCAAATTCTTGTTTAAGAATTCTGTTCATTACAAGAATGAATTGGTCTTTCCATTTAATATTGTTTGGATCATTCCATATAATCGTTTTATTATTTAGGTTAATTCCATCAATATCGAAAATATTTTCAGTACTTTTTATTGATTGTAGTTTAACTAAACCACGACCTGGAATATTTCTAGAAGCATTATATGATAAAAATTTAGCAATCTTTAATACAGATTGTTTACGTTCCGCTGTTGATAGAAAGTTTTCAGATGCATTGATATCAAGTCTATAGTTATATAGTTCAATAACGTATGCAAAAATTTCTAGTATTGCTATAAATTCTGAAGATTCAATAAAATCATTAAAATTCTCAGGAAACTGTAATTTCACATAGTCTATAAGACTGTTTTTAATTGTATAAAAATCGAATGAACTAAAGTTTATTTGATTTAAGGCTTGTTCGATTGTTTCAAAACTTTCAGCTCTTGAGACTAATCTTGTCATATTGCAGTTCCTTTAATGTTTATAATATTTATTAATTGTTTCCAAAATCAATATTCAATGATAAACCATCTGACACGTCTAATTCTATGAAATATAAATCTATGTTTGCTAATATAATATTTTTAGCATAATATGGTTGAACATTCATGTTAATAAGATCTACTCTAGGATCTTGATTAATAACATCTAATAATTCTTTTTTAATTAAATCAATCGTTATATTATCTAACGCTTCGAATAATATATCAGGTATGATTGTACCAAAATTTGGCATATAAACCCGTTCACCTTTCCTAGTCCAGATGTGATTTAAAATATCTTCTTTTACTAATTCTAAATCTGTAATAGCTAAAGAACTAGTTTTTAAATAGTTTTTAGTTGATATCCCTTTATATAAATTTTGAGCCATATTAATTTCCTTTACTACTACTATTTATTATCTTTTCCAAAATAAGCCACGTGTTAACGGTAAACCTCTTTCAACTTTACCAACTGTTAAATCACTATATGGTAATTCTAAAATTCCTGGTGATACTTTAGATCCTAAGCCTATAATAGTATTTGTTGTAAATATTCCTTCATTACCTTCTATAAGTGGCATAGTAGCTATTCTACCCCATGGTTCATGTTCAGGTATCTTAGATGTAATGAATGCAGTTTCAACAAATAATGTTGGTAATGGAGTAACAGTATTACCACCTGCTGCACTATTTAAAAATGTTTGAGCTCCATTGATATAAGTATTTGCAGAACTTCTAGTATATAATGTAGCATTGGTATTAATTTTCATTATACCATTTGACAATACATCACATGTTCCGCCAACATCTAAATGATAATTGACTCCAGCTCTAGCACTATAATTCAAAATAGATTCAATATTGATATTCATGTTAGACTTAATATTTAAATCCAGGTTTGATTGAATTTTTATTTTATCTTCTGATTTAATATGAATAGCTTCTTTAGCATACATTTTAATAGACTTATTAGCTGTAAAATTTATATCCTTTTCAGCATGGACTGAGAAATTACCACTTGTAAACATATCAATGTTTCCAGCTTGGTCCATTTCTATCCAATTTTCACCTTTAGCTGTAGATATATAGATACGCTCATTAGTATCATCCATTAATATCATATGACCGGAAGTTGTTCTTAATTTTATTCTACAATTTTCTTTTTTATCATCCATAGATAGTGCATGTAATCCAGGAGAAGTGATAGAATAAACTGTACTTTCTTTTAAATCATATTCTTCTAATTGTCTGTTTGCAGAATACCCTCGATTTATGTCATCTGCTATTTTACTATGGGTTTCTTTAATTCTTACATTATCAACATTAGATGTTTGGTTATCCATTCCACGAGAACGCCATTCGTGATTACCTTCTTTAGGTCCAAACGCTTCTTCAAAATTCTTATATAATGGCTGAATCGGTGTTTCATTACTAGAAACTGGACCTTCATTATTATTTAGAAGTATACCATTTTCATCCTTTTTATCAAAATATCTACCATGTGGCAATGTATGTGATAAAAATTGACCATATATACATCCAAGCCATACTCGATAATCAGGATTTCCATCAATAGTTGTAACTAATACTTGAGCTCCAAATTTAGGTATTGCCCACATTCCATATGCTGTTGTTCCATCTACTGAATCACCTTCATTACCTCTATTACCATATGCTGTTGTTCCTCCAAATGGTGGCGCATATATAGCCCACGGTAAATCTTCTACTGGATGATCTGGTAAATCTCCAAAAGATGGACAAAAAACTTGAAGTCTTCCCATCTGTTGTGGGTCTTCAGAATTAACTACAGTACCAATAGTGGTACCATTAAATGTATCATTAAGAAGCTTTTTTTCTTCTCTTATCTGACGATCTAATTTATCTCTAATCTTAGTGATACTTTTATTTTGATTTCTTCGTTGTTTTCTATTCATATTATGATATCGTTTTTGTGCTATGGATATTTAACACATTGTTAATTGAACTACTATTTATACCTGTAGACTGTACAGTTGCAACTTGGGTTTGAGCTTGAACCTTTGCTTCTGCTTCAGAAGCTTTAGCAGAAGCAATTATTTCAGGTGAAGAACCATTTTTAAAATTATTAAAATTTTCTTGTACTACAACAACATAATGTTCAGTTTCTTTAAATGGTGGAACACCACCATATTTTCTTACATTACCTGGACCTGCATTATATGCAGCTAATGCTAGTGTAAGATCACCATCATTAGTTTGTAATTGTTTCTTTATATATCTAGCACCAGCAATCATGTTTTGTTTTGGAATAAATAAATCTTCTCTAGGAATACCCATTTCTTCAGCCGTACTAGGTATTAACTGCATTAATCCTTGTGCACCTGCTGAGGATCCAGCATTAGGATCAAAGGCTGATTCTTGTTTAATTATTCCTAATATTAAGTTAGGATCTACACCCTCTTGAGCTCCAACTTCTTCAGCTAACGCTTTAATTTCTTCGAAATTTTTAATTTTACTTGTATTAATTGGTTTAGCTGTAGCAGCAGATATAGTAGATATTTTTTTAATAGGTTGATTTGTTGTTTTATCTTTACTATATGTTTTATCTGCTGCGTCACTGATAGAATTTGGTATACTTACCATTGTTAATTCTTGAGTAAATAAACCACCAGCAAATTCATTAGCTACAGTTAATACTAAATATAATCCATCATACCAAAATTTCTCTCTACCTAATTGTCCATTAGCATCAGTAGTTGGCATAAAAATATTTACTTTAGCTAAAGCTGGAACTGATTCCCAGTGTGGGAATGCAGGAGCACCATCTACATCATTTGAAATTACTTTACTAATTTTGTCATAAGATCCAGGTACTTTATTTACTGAATTTAATAATGTAGGATTACCATGGATTTTCATTTTAGCATTAAGATTTTCAATAGCAACATGCCTATTTAGAAGAGTTTGAAATTCCGTAGATTCTTTAGGATTCTTAAAATTAGAATTTTCTAAATTTTTTGTTGTAGTTGAAAAGAAAACTGGCAATATTGGTTTTTTGGGTTTATCAGTTGCAATATTTTTAGCATTTTCTGGTACACCTTGTCCAGTTTG